CGTGGGGGTTTTCTGCAGCGACCAGTAGCCGTTGGCCAGCAGCCGGCTGTTGTTGGGGAACACGATGCGCACGCCGGTGACGGTGGCGGTCTCGCTGGCCGTTTGCACGGTGCTGTACCAGCTGAGGCTGGGGTCGTCAAACAGCGGCAGCGTGATGTCGATGGGGTCGCGCACCGTGGGGATGCGCTTTTGCGTGCGGTCGGCCAGCGTGGTCACGTCGGCATACTGCTGGCCGCCACCGGTCACCGCAAAATCGGCGGTGATCTGGGTGATCTGCGTCCAGGCGGTGATCTCGCGCACGCTGCCCGTGCCGGTGCCGGCGGGGTAGTTGGTGACGCTGCTGGTGTCGATGCCTTCGAGCGTGACATCGTTGGTGGCCACGGCCGACACGCGCACCAGGCGGCCGTTGAGGCGGTCCCAGCCCGAGGTGACCTCGATGATGTCGCCCACGATGACGCCGTGCGCCGCCGACAGCGTGGCCACCGCCGGGTTGGCGTTGGTGATGGCCGTGATGGTGGCGGCAGTGCCGTAGGTGCTGGCAATGGCAAAACTGGTGCCGACTGCTGAGGTGATGGACATGGTGCGGGCTCCTAGCTGAGCAGGGTCTCGGGTGAGGCGGGGTTGGTGAAGTACGTGGCCTGCAGGCGCAGCGTGATGGCGCCCACCGCGGCCTCGCCTTGTTGGGTGATGGCCCGGCTGATGCCGGTGGTGGTCAGGTCATACGGCACGGGGGCCGCAAACAGCAGCGGCAAGCCGCCAGCGGCCAGGGCGTGCAGGGTGTCGTCCAGATCGGCGGTGACACGGGCAAAGGCCACCGCCTCGATCTCAAGCGTGTGGCGGTGCGCGCCGCTCAGGTCGGCCCGCTCGATCAGCTCATCAGCGGCGGTGATGCGCCAGGCCGGCAGGCTGGCCTCATCCAGCGGCCAGGCACGGCTGGCGTACACACGGCCACCCGTGGCGGCCAGCGGCACCAGCCGGGCGGCCAGGGCGTCGATCACTTGGGCTGCCGCCAGTGCCATGGCTACACCCGCGCCAGCACCAGGCGCAGCAGGGCGCCATCGGGCGGCTGCTTGAGCACCTGACGCACGGTGTAGGTGGTGCCAGCGGCCACCAGGGCCTGGCCAGCAGCGGCGGCAGGCGCATCGGCCGCCACCACCATGGCCACGGGCTGCACGGTGAGCACGTCATCCACCACCACCTCGGCCGACACGTCAACAATGGCCGTGATGGCGCTGCCGGCCAACGTGGCGGCGGCACCAAACACGGACAGGTAGACGGCGGGGTCGTCGATGGGCATGACAGTGCAGCCGATCAGGCCGAGTTGCCCGGCCCAGGCCGGCGCGGGGTGCGCTTGGGCGGCAGCGGGTCGGCCACCGGGTCAACGGGGTCAGCAGGGCCGGCCATCAGGTCAGACGCCACAGCCACCACGGGCATCACCTTGCCGGCGTTGGCCAGCTCGGCGGCCAGCGGCCACGGCAGATCGACAGTGGCGCCCACCTCCACGCGCTGGCCGGCCAGGTAGAACGGCCGCTGCACGGTGTAGGCGCTGGTGAGCTGGATGGGCATGGTGGTGGCGCTGTTGATTGGTGCGGGTTGAGGCACCGCGCCAGCCACCAGGGCCGGCGCGGCTTGCACGCTCATCAAGTGATGGACGTGGCGCGGCTGAAGGCGGCCGCCTGGCGGATGCCGATGTCCACCGACTGCATGGCCCGGATGCCGGTGATGCCAGCAGCGAACGATGCGTAGGGGTTGAGCGCCAGCTCAAACATGCCCCACTCGCCGATGACCACTTGCGAGAAATCGCCAAACACCATCGAGGCGGCGGTCACTTGCGTGGTGGTGGTGGCTGCAAAACCACCCATCTGGCCGTCGAGCACGCTGCCCACCCACAACGGGGTGTCGGTGCTGGCAAAGCGCTGGCGGGCCATCAGCAGGCCTGCCACCGCCGGGGTGGTGACGTAGGCGCTGTTGCTGGCCAGGGCGTTGCTGGCGGCCACATCGGTCTGGAACTCGATCACGTCGGCATAGTCGAGCGACGTGCCGGTGACCGAGCCGATGCCGGCCGTGGCCGAGATGCCGGTGGGCTGGCCGCTGGCGCCGGTGCCTTCCAGGGCGGCCAGGTCGATGGCCAGGGCGATGACCTTTGCAAAGTCGTTCATCACCAGCATGTCAGCCGAGGGGGTGCTTTGCAGCATCAGCAGGCGCGACACTTCGGTGTAGGCGCCCACGGTCTTGGGCGTCAGGGCCAGCTGGCCGATGGTCTGGTTGCTCTCGGTGATGGCGGTGGCCTCGTTGGCCAGCCAGTAGCCGGTGGCGGCGCCCGTCAGCTTGGGGATGGCCACGTTGCCCACCAGGCCCGGCAGCATGGTGGCGCCCAGGCGGGCCACCACGGCGCGGGCGCGCAGCAGGTCGATGAAGTTTTGCGGCTGCAGGTTGGTGGCCACCAGGTTGCCGCCGGCGGTGGGGGTGCCCACCGTCAGGTCACGCTGCAGGATGTCCATCGGCACGTACACGCCGCCGTTGACGGCCTCGGGGATGCCGGCGCGCTTGCAGATGGCGTCGGAGCACTCCTTTTCGAAGCCGGCGCCGCGCCAATCGCGGTCAGCCAGGGCGCGGATGGCGCGCATCACGCTGAAGCGCTTCTGGTCGCCCTTGCTCAGGTCGAGGTTGGTGACCTGGGTGGTCTGGGCCGACGTGATGGCGTTGGCCATCAGGTTGCGGAACGCTTGCACGTCGGTGCCGTCGTCCAGGGCCTTGGTGGCCGCGGCCACGCCGCCGAACTTGGCGAACTGCTCACCGATCTGGCGGATCTCAGTGGCGCGCTGGCGCTCGGCCTTGCGGATGGTGTCGGCGTCGGCCGACAGGTTGAGGGCGGGGGCGGCCGGTTCGACGGCGGCAGGGGCTTGGGACATGGTGCGGATCTCCGTGGGAGTGGTGGGGCTGGTGGCGGGCTGGTCGGCTGCGGCAGGCGCAGCCAGGGGTGACGCCGCCAACGCGGCAATGGGGGCAGGCACCTGCACAGGCAGGCGCGGGTCGTCGCCAGCGCTGCGGCCAACGCCCACAGAGGGGTCGGCCGGCACGGCGACAAAGCTGATTTCGTAGGGCTCCCAGTCGGTCACGCGGTACTGGTCGGCGTCGGGGTTGTCGCCCTTTTGCACCAGGGTTGCGCTGTGGATCAGGTAGCCCACGCTCACGTTGCGGATCACGCCACCGGCGACATCCACAAATTTCTCGCCCGCCTCAGCGCTTTGGCCAAAGCGCACCACGGCGCGACATACCCTGTCGGCGTCGATGGAGACAGACTCGATCACACCGATTTGTTCGTCGGTGTCGTGATTCCAGAGCAGGGGGCCGGCGCCGTTGCCAACGCGGCCAAGGCGCACGCTGGGGGCCGTGCAATCGAGGATCTCGACGCCCCAGTAGCGCTGGTACGGCAGCTCGCTGGCAAACGCGATGGTGACGCGGCGCTCGGCCTCGTTGACCGCTGCGCGCTCAACCACAAATGCACGCTCAGCGCGGCTGCCCGGCTTGAGCGCGGTGGCGGGGTGTACAGGGGCGGCGGTGCTGCTCATGGCCCGCATGTTTGCGGGCGGGGGCGTTTGTGTTCAGGGGGAAAAAGTGCACAGCCGCAGCGCGGCAGGCCCGATGCATCGCCCACGTTGGCCACGGCGGCGTTGTTGAAGTAGTGGGCCAGCAGGGCCGCCTCGGCGGTGTTGCTCATGCTCATGGTGCGGGGGCTCCGTTGTTGCCCTGGGGGGCGGCTTGTTTGGGCGGCAGGCCGGCGCGCTCTCGCGCCAGGCGGGCCTGGTTCAGCTCATCGAGCAGGTCTTCATAATCGCGGCCGAGCTTGGCTGCCACGCGCTGCGGGCTTTGCAGCTCGGCATCGATGGCGGCCACGTCGGCCTGGATGTCGCGCAGCGGGTCAACCCACTCCCAGCGTCGGCCCTGCCACAGGTGGCCAGAGAATTTGTCTTTCTTGCCCAGTGGCAAGGCGCTGCCGTTGGCCAGGGTGATCTGGCCAAAGGCCAGGGCCATGCCCAGCCATTCGGCGTAGATGGGCTCGAGCAGGGCCTCGATGAACCACTCTTGCAGCATCGTCCACTGGTCGCGCTCTTCGAGCGTGCCGCTGCGGATGCTGGAGAAGTTGACGCCCTCCAGATCATTGGCCAGGGCGTGGTACGCCACGCCCAGCCCGCTGGCAATGCCGCGCAGGTTGGCCTTGACGAACTGCTCGAACATCTGGCTCGGGTAGTCGGGGTTGAAGGGCGTGAAGGTGGTGCCCGCCGGCAGGGTGCCAAAGGCGCCGGCCTCGGCCTCGGCGTACAGCTCGCCGGTGGCGGCGTCTTCACTGTCGGCCAGGGTGCCGGCGTCAGCACCATCGGGGCCAGAGAAAAACCCCATCTTGCTGGCGCCCACGCGGCTGGCCACGATGGCGGCCTCTTCGTACCCGCCCAGGTTGTTGATGCGCAGCATGGCCGCGTGCATCCACGGCACGCCGCGAAACTGCTCGGGCCGGTCGGCGATGAAGTAGTGCACCAGGTCACCGGCGGCCACGCGCACGTGGGTGCCGCCTTGCAGCTCGCCCGGGGCGGCGTACATCTCGCCGGGGTGGCGGTTGCGCAGCCACACGTAGAGCGGGCGGCCGTAGGCGTTGACCTCGATGCCCATGCGGATCTGGCCGCGGCCCTGCTCGGCCGGGCGGTTGAGCTGGGTGTCGATGCGGTCAACATCCAGCATCTGCAGGGCCAGCTTGAAGGGGTTGGCGGCATCGTTGCCGCGCACAAAGCGGATCAGGCCCTCGCCATCACGCGCCGCAGTCAAGATGCCGGTGCGCAGCATGTCGCGCAGGCTTTGCCGGCCCGATGCATCGCACATCGACTGCCCGACGGTGCGGGTTGACCAGCGCACCCAGGCGGCCTCGATGGCCTCATTGGCGCCGGTGTCGGGCTTGCCGCCGGGGTCGTACACGCGGGCCTGCAGGCCAAAACCCTGGGCGCCCACCACGTTGGTGGTGACCATCTGGCCAAACTTGCGGGCATACGGGTCATCGCGGAACAGCTGGCGGCTGCGGGCGCGCAGGCTGTCAAGGCTGGCGCTGATGTCGGCGTTGGCCGAGAGGCTGGTGGTTGTCCAGCCTTCAGTGAGGCGGTTGATCTGCGCGGCGGCGTAACTGCGGCGGTGCGGCCCGGCCAGGCGGGCGGTGGCCGGCGCGGCGGGGCTGGGCGCCACAAAACCCAGGCGCTGGCCGGCGGCCTGCACCAGGCGCATCAGGGGGGATCGGGTGGGGGGTTGCTGCATGGGGTGGCTCATCGGCCGGTGAACCGCACCAGCAGCTTGTTGCGGGGGGCCAGGCCTTGGCGCATGCGCTCGGCGTTGTCTTCGCGCTGCACCTCGGCCCGCAGGCGGCTGATGAAGGCCAAGAACTCGCCCGGGTTGGCAAAGGTTTGCTTGCGCTCGCCCACCTCGATGCCGGCCAGGTAGGCGCGGGCGCCGTGGGTGGCCAGCGCGGCCTCGGCCGCCTCCAGCGCTTTGCGGTAGTTGCTGCGGGTGTCCAGCGTGGTGGCGGCGGCCAGATCGGGCAGCACCTGCACGCTGCCGGTGGCCACGGTATGGCGGGCACCGCTGAGCGTGGCGTCGATCGACCAGCTGTACGTGCCAGCCACCCACACGGCGGTGGTGGCCGCAGGCACGGCCAGCGCATGATCAGCCCCGCTGGCGGTGGCGTTGGCCTGGTAGCGTGCGCCGCTGTTGATCAGCGTGAGCCGCGCCACCCAGCCATCTGCAGCCGAGTAGTCGCTCAGCTGCCACAGGGCGCTGAGCGTGTCACCAGCGCGGATGGCTGCGGGGATGGTGGTCATGTGTACCGGCAGGGGCTTGAATTCAGATCGTTGCCGAGTAATCGAACGCCTTCGGGTCACGCGGCGCAGCCGTGATGTCCTGGCGCGATGTGGCGTCGAAGATGGCCGTGGGTGACAGCGGGCTGGTACTGCGCGCCCCGGCCCACTGCGCCGCCTCGGTGCGCGATCCATCGTCGATCCACTGCGGCAGGCCGGCCAGGCTGTGAAACCTCGGCCGCACCAGCGTCGGCACCGTTGCCCCCGTTGCCCCGCCGCGAATGGCAGTCACGGTGTAGTTGGTGAACAGGCAGTCCTCACCGTAGATCACGTCGCCGGCCAGCGGATTGAATGCACCACGGCCACCGTCGAACACACACCGGTAGCCGGTGAAGTTGTGCGGGCCATCGGCATCGCCGGGGAACAGGTACGCGCTGCCAACCGTCGTCGCCACGAACTGCGAGTCATACGCGGTGGTGGTGATGCTGCCTCCGGCCGCCACGTTGGTTGTGATGGCGATGTTCATCAGCTGGCCGATGTCCTTGCCGCCGACCCGGGCGCGGATGAACCGCAGGCGCTGGGCATTGGCCGCCCCGCCTCCAGTGATGATCCCTTGAGTGGACACAGCACGCTTCGTGGACAGGTGCAGGTCCTTGAACTCATACCCGCCGTTGGCCTCGCTGCCCAGCGTGAATGCGTGGGCCTGGCTGCTGGCTGCAGACGCGCTGTGTTTCGTGGAGTCGATGCCGGCGCCTTCGACCGTCATGAAGTCGCCGACATCCGCGCCCGTGAGGTCGGCATTCAGCGCGATCTGCGCGGTGATCGATTCTTCGATGTCTCCGGCCGGCAGGATGACACGGCCGCCTTGCGACACGCGGTTGCTCTCCAGCGCGTATTTCAGGGTGCGCCACGGCAGCGCCGGATAAAACCCCCGGTTGGTGTCTGTGTTGTCGGTGCCGTTGACGGGATCGACCCAATACACCGGGTGGATCGTGTCCGGCCGCACGCCACACCAGCGCCGCGTGCTGCTGATCGTGAATGCCGCCGTGCCGATCTGCGTGCCTTTGCCGAGCCCCGCCGTGCCCATCGGAACGAACACGATGTCACCGACCTGGAACATCTGCGGCGGCAGGTCGGCCGAGTATGAAGACAGGATTTTCTGCACCCCGTTGCGCTCGATGCGCGTGCGGGTTTCGTTGGTGGTCCAGATGCCCAGGCCATAGAAGCCGGCAGTGGCGCCAGCGGCGCCGGTAATTTCTTCGATGAAGCACTGCGCGCCGGTGCTGAAGGTGGCGACGTAGTAGATCGCCCGCGACGGAATGGCGCTGATCTTGCCGTCCAGC